CTAAATCTTATCCGCATGGTGCAGCAGGACAAACTTGTCCCACAGCTGCTCCTGGTTCTCGCTGTGCGCCAGATCCTTGAGAATGGTATTGGGGATAGGGCAGACCTTCTGACACGTCGGCGTCTCATAGTGGCCGACGCACTCCGTACAGCGATCGCTGTTAATCTCATAAACGCTCTCACCCATTGAGATGGCCTCGTTCGGACACTCGGGTTCGCACATATCGCAGTTTATGCATTTTTTGGTGATCAACAACGCCATCGGAAAGTCTCAGAAGGTACACAAGCAGGGCGGGTATTATACGCCCGATTTCTGCTCAGACCAGTTTTTTCACCTGTGCGTTTGCAGTACCGATCGCCGTCACGTTTCTGCCTTTTCCTGGCAGCAATAGCAATTTTTGCCCGCCTGCGAGGGCAAAAAAAAGTAATTATGCTGCTCCTCAGATACTTTCTACAGCAAATAGCCAGGGATAGATCTATGCGCAATATACAGCAGGTCTTAGAGCGCTGGGGCGGGTGGGCCGCCCAGCATAATACGGCAGTCAGTTGGTCCCCCATTGCGGCAGGGTTTAAGGGGTTGATTGGAGCCAGCTTCTCGTCTCGTCTTTCTTGTAGCGATGATGATGGGCTGATTATTGATAGCTGCATCAGCCGCCTACAGCAGATACGTAAATCTGAAGAGTTGAATGCCATCATGCTTCACTACGTTCACGGTCTGTCAAAACGAGAAATTGGTCGCAGAGCCAAAACCTCGGAGCGCGAAATAAGACGAGTGATTGAGACTGCCGAGGGTTTTATCGAGGGTTGCCTATGTATGCTTGGCGTATCGCTACAAATGGACTCTGAAGTCGTTAAACATCCCAATGAAAAAAGTGCTCATGCGGGCCGCAAAAAGTATGACAGACTACTATGAGTTGAATTAACAACCTCAACCAAAAGCCCCGAACTCTCGGGGCTTTTTTTATGCCCGCCATTTGATGGAGGCCTTCATCTTGAGCAACAACACAAGTACAGAGGCGGGCTGGCTAACGCCTACCAGCCCCGATCCAGATTACGACGAGGCGCTCGACGCGCAGCTAAGCCAGTGGATAAGCAGCGTATCCGGCTTGCCCTTAGAAGCGGTGCATCCCCGATGGCGTGAAGAACCATTATTACCGTCTTCAACGAATGCGACGTGGTGTGCATTCAGTATCACGGCATGGTCCAGCGATGATAACCCGGCATTTTCCAGCCAGCTGGATGAAAACGTGCAGTTCTGGCGGCATGAAACATTTGAGTGTACGGCCTCATTTTACGGCTCTGCAGGCATGACGTATGCCGCCCGTTTTCGTGATGGCATCGCTGTACCACAGAACAACGCCAGCCTGAATGCACTTGGCTTTTCGCTGAGCGATGACATCTTTTTAACGCTTTATCCCGAACTTATTGAGCAAACGTGGGTTCGCCGTTACGACATGACAGCGCAGCTGCGCCGCAAGATTGTGCGCGAATACGCTATTCAATCGCTGGTGGCAGCGCCAGCGATCTTTTCAGGAGAATAAAACATGGCTCAGGGCTTACCCCTATCCAACATTGTTAACGTAGATGTCATCATGTCGCCGACGGCGGCGACCGGTCGTAACTTTGGTTCACTTCTGATCCTCGGCTCGTCCGCAACGATCCCGACAACAGAACGGATACGTCTTTATGTTTCGATTACCGATATCGGCACTGATTTCGGCACAGCCAGCCCGGAATACGCCGCGGCATCGGTTTACTTTAGCCAGTCGCCTTCACCTTCAGAGGTGTACATTGGTCGCTGGGCGAAAGCCGCTACCACCTCTGAAGGTGAGGAGGCAGAAACTATCGTTGATGCGGTTAACGCATGCCTACAGTTTCCTGGATGGTATGGGCTGGTTGTCGCGGCTGAAGTTGCTACCGGCGGCGATGTGCTCGACGCAAGCGACGTCGTTAGCATTGCTGCTCTCATTGAAGCCGCCAGCCCGAGCCGCATTTTTGGCGTTACCTCTGGCGATCCCGGGATTGTCAGCACAGGGGTAACAAATGACGTCGCCTCTTTACTCAAGGCGGGCGGCTATGGCCGGACATTTATCCAATACTCTACCCACAGCCCATACGCTGCGGTCTCGGCATTTGGTCGAGCTTTCACTGTTAATTTTAACGCCAGTAATACAACTATCACCCTGAAATTTAAGCAGGAACCAACAATTACCTATGAGACGCTGACTATTGGCCAGGCATCTGCGGTAGATGCGAAGCGTGCCAACGTCTTTGTCTATTACGCCAATGACACCGCAATTTTGCAGCAGGGGGTCATGGCGAACGGTGACTTCTTTGATGAACGCCACGGGCTCGACTGGCTACAAAACGATGTGCAGACCAACCTCTATAACCTGCTTTATACCAGCACCAGCAAAATTCCCCAGACCGATGCCGGTGTGACGCGCTTGCTTGCCTGCGTAGAGCAGTCTATGGACCAGTCGGTCACCAATGGCCTGGTTGCGCCCGGCGTATGGAACGGTGGTGCAGTGGGGCAACTCTCTTTCGGTGATACCCTGACCAAAGGGTACTACGTCTATGCGCAGCCGCTTTCAGCGCAGGCTCAGGCAGACCGGGAGGCGCGCAAAGCCCCGTTGATTCAGGTGGCCTGCAAGCTGGCAGGCGCGGTTCATTATGCAGATGTGCAAATCAATGTAGTTCGCTAAGGAGCAACAGATGGCAACGTACTCTTTTCTTGACGTCACCGCGACGCTTACCGGACCGACTGGCATTATTGATTTTGGTCAGGGCTCGGCTAACGCCTCAGAAGGCATCACCCAGACCATGGGTAGCGCTATGAATACCATGACAGTGGGCGCTGACGGCGAAATAATGCATAGCCTGAATGCGGACAAGTCCGGCACGATTACGGTATCGCTGCTTAAGACCTCCCCGGTCAATAAACGTTTGTCTTTGGCCTACAATGCGCAAACCCTGTCAGCTGCGACCTGGGGAAATAATGTCATTGTCATACGCAATACCGCCTCCGGGGATATTTTGACCGCAAGATCGTGTGCATTCCAGAAACACCCTGATTTTAACAATGCCGCCGACGGCGGAACGGTAGAGTGGGTCTTTGACTGTGGAAAAATTGACCGGCTACTTGGGGAGTTTTAACATATGGAATTTGCTATTAACGGTGTCGCCTACCGCACCGCCAGGCTTAGCGTATTCGAACAGTTAAAGGTTGCTCGCAAGCTGCTGCCGCTACTGGCCAGCATGGTGGCAGATTTCCGCACTGGCCAGGAGAAGATCGGCAATCACGATAGCGAAGGGGCAGTTGCTGCCGTTCTGCCTAAAATTGCTTCGGCGGTATCGAGTCTCAACGACGATGATGTTAACGCAATCCTTTTTCCCTGCCTCTCCGTTGTTTCCCGAGAACATATGAGAGGCTGGGTTCCTGTTTTCCAGCATGGCGAACTTGCCTTTGATGATATTGAGTTGTTGACCCTGTTACAGCTGGTGGCGCGGGTGGTCGCCGACTCATTGGGAAATTTTTTACAAGGGCTTCCTATGGACGAGAAGTCAGCCCAGCCGGGGGAATAATGCTGAATACCTTACCGGGCGGAGAGGATTTTATTTTGCGCCCGGCACTCGCCTTTGGGATCGATCAGAAAGATCTCGACAGCGGTGCGGTCGATCTCTGCCGCATCGCCTTACTTAATGACTACCTTGACATGCGCGAGGATAACGATGCGCGGGTAGATAAGTGGAGGGTCGCTAATGAGCGGTAGCGTAAAAGCAGTGAAAGATTTTTTTCTCTCGCTGGGATTAGATATTGAGCAAATAGATACCGATAAGCTTACCGTGCTATTTGAACAGATGACGGCTGCTTTGCCTGAGATCGGCCCTCTGGCAGAAAGTACCTCATATGTTATGCCACAGATCGCGAAGAGCCTGGAAAAAGCGAGTCGGCTTGCGCAATGTGCTTGTGACGCAATCGCACCTTCGTTCATAGTGGCAGAGAGAGTGTATAAAACCTACATCGTAGCCGATGCTGAAAGTATTCTACCCAGTACAAGCTCTTTTTCCGATGGTCGTCGAAGTGCGATGGCAAGTACGTTGCGCCGATTGGCTTTAGAAGCTACATCGGACAGTGATATCCCCTCTGTTAATCATGAAGTAAAGATAGAATCCCTACATGCAACTCGACGCAGTAGAAAAGTGCCGGACTGGATAGCGCCGTTCTATCACTCGGCAGAGTTACTCTATCAGCCCTCTGCCTGGCTAATGCAAAGCCAGATTGCCGCTGAACCAAGCCGCAAAGAGACTGTCATTAACCATGCCAGTATACAAAACATATCTCAGCTTATGCAGGCAGCTGTGCAACACATCGCGCTGCGCGGCAATATGATTTCTATGCTTAATACTTCTACCCACAATGCCGAGAATTATTTGAACGTCAATCAGCAGTCAGGCCGGAACGTCAACAGCATGACATCGGTTCATCAGCAAAATACCTATAACATCTACGGCAGTAACGCCCGTGAAATAGCGTCTGAGGTGGAAATGCGCCAGCACTCCGCTAACGCAAGAATAATGCGTGCCAACCAGAGCGGGGTGGGGTAATGGATATTCTTTCGACGCTGTTACTTAAGCCAACCCGTATGCTTGGCCGCATCGGTAGTTTTATCATCCCTAGCGTCGTTATTTCTGAGAAGCATACCGACACTTTGACGATTACTGAGCACCCGGTAGAGCTAGGCGCGCCAATTGCCGATCACGCCTATAAGCTGCCTGCAGACCTCGTCATGGAAGTAGGATTTGCGGGCGGCGGCGCAGTGCTTGATTTAGCATCTCATCTTACCGGGACCGATCTGTTGGGTCTCTCTCCAAAAGAGATTTATCAACAGCTAATAACGTTACAAGAGGAGCGAATTCCATTCAATGTCGTCACCGGTAAACGTATCTATAACAACATGCTTCTTAAGAGTATCGAAGTCACAACGGACGCAAAGAGTGAAAATGTTCTCTCGGCCACCCTTACGCTGCGTGAGATCCTGATCTCGCGTACGCAGTCTATTGTGGTGGCGGATAAAACAGAGATGAAAGAGGGAGCCAATACTTCAACTGTCATTAATGCTGGTACCAAAAACCTAAAGCCTTCGGGTAAAGCGTGGATTAAACCAGGGAGGACGCCGTGATCGTATCTGAGATCCCACTTAACCCTGATAACCAGATGTTCAACATCGAGATTGCCGGAACCCGCTGGCGAATGAGCGTTATCTGGCGGGAAGTCTGGTGGGTAATGAACCTGGCGGACAGCAGTGGCAATGCCCTTATCAACGGTATTCCCTTGGTAACGGGTGTAGATCTGTTGGCGCAGTACGCTTGGCTCGGATTTAACTTCCAGCTATCGGTCAGCTGTGATGACAGCGTCCAGGTTTACCCTGGCAAAACCGATCTCGGTATCCGCTCTCATCTGTATGTGATTACGGAGTAACACGATGACAACGAACTGGATGCGCCATTTCGAACTGCAGCTCACGGACGATAAGGGTACGGGCATCACCCTGAGCGATTTCCGGGTGGTGTTCAGTATCGACTGCTTCAATATCAGCAGCCAGACCTCGGTGGGCACTTTCAAAATCTACAACCTCGCTGACGACACGGCGCAGAAGATAGCCGGCAAGGGGCTGACAAAAATCCGGGTGATTGCCGGGTACGACGGGCTGGCGGAGGAGGGCGGGAGCAACCACGGCCTGATTTACACCGGTGATATCCGCTACGCCTCGCTGGGCCGGGAGAGCGCGGTGGACACCTATGTGCTGATACAGGCGGGTGACACGGACGTGGCATTTTCGGACGCGGTGACCGTGCGCACCCTGGCGGCAGGCTACACCCTTGCGGAGATGAACCACGCCCTGATGCAGGACTTTGCCCCGTTCGGGGTGACGGAGGGGCAGACCCCGGCGATGCCGGCGAAAGTCTACCCGCGGGGGCGGGTGCTGTTCGGCAAGACGCGGCTGCTGATGGATGAGGTGGCCCGGCAGTGCAATGCCAGCTGGATGTTCGTTGACGGGCAGCGGGTGATGCTGAAGAAGGACGAGTACATGCATGACGCGGTGGTGCTGAACAGCCGGACCGGACTGGTGGGGACGCCGACGCAGACCCTCGGCAAGGGAATCAACGTGCGGTGTCTGATTACACCGAAAATCCGCACAAACGGCCTTATTCACCTTAACCAGGCAGAGGTTATCATCAACCAGCAGAACCTCCCGGCTGAGGATATCGCGAAGGAGGGCGGGCGTTTTCCGGTGAGCGGGATAAAAGGTAACCGGCAGGCGACACGTCCGGCATCGAAAGCCCAGCTTGCCAGCATCGCGACTGACGGGGTGTATGTGGTGCGGGGGATTAACTACAGGGGCGATACACGGGGCCAGGAGTGGTATATGGATATGGTGTGCGAGGCACGCGGGGCTGATGATCTTATAAAGTCAAATACTACAAATAAGCTGGCACCTAAATGAAAAAAATAACAATGCTCATTGTAATGTTATTTTTAACTATTTTAAATACTCCAGCTTTTTGTGCGGGAAAGCCATTTGCTCGATGTGGTAATTATATACTTTCAGATAGTGGTATTGACAATGGATATATTTATATTAATGGTGCACGCCCTGAAACGCAGCATATAACTTTTTTAAAGGGAAAGAATGATTATGATAATATAAAACTTCAATGGATGATGGCTACCGATCAACCGAATACGTGGGTTGGCCTGGAGTACATCAAGCGTGATGGAAAAGCTATTCTTAATACTGAGTGGATCCGGGCTGGCGTAACAGGTGTAGATGGGTTTCGGCAGTTTGCAACTTACAATTGTGTCAGAGTTAAATAATCACAGGTTTTATTTTTATCTCAGATAACATCAAGGGCGGGCGTTTTCCTGTGAGCGGGATAAACGAAAACCGGCAGGCGACACGTCCGGCATCGAAAGCACAGCTTGCCAGCATCGCGACTGACGGCGTTTACATCGTGCGGGGGATTAACTATAAGGGCGATGCGCGGGGCCAGGAGTGGTATATGGATATGGTGTGCGAGGCACGCGGGGCTGATGATTTAGCAAGAAAATCAGTTAAAGAAAAAGCTCTCCCATAGGGATGATAATATGAAAGCTAATTGTGTCTTTGCTATAGCCATTTTAATTTTACCATTCCATGCTTTTGCGGACGGACAATGTGGTCCTTTCCGCTTAAGCGCCGGGCCTGACGATGGTTGGTTTCGTATTAATGGTGTAAGACCTGAAACACAGCATATAACTTTTTTAAAAGAAAAAGAAGATTATAGTAACCTTAAGCTTGAATGGATGATGGCTACCGATCAGCCGAATACATGGGTAGGCCTGGAATATATTAAACGCGATGGAAAAGCTATTCTTAATGCCGAGTGGATCCGGGCCGGAGTAACAGGTACAGATATGCCTCGGTAGCTTGCAACATACAATTGCGTCAGAGTTAAATAATTACCGTTTGATTTTTATTTCAGGTGCTATTAAGGATAGCGGATTTTTTCCGGTGAGCGGGATAAACGGAAATCGGCAGGCGACACGTCCGGCATCGAAAGCCCAGCTTGCCAGCATCGCGACTGACGGCGTTTACATCGTGCGGGGGATTAACTACAGGGGCGATACACGGGGCCAGGAGTGGTATATGGATATGGTGTGCGAGGCACGCGGGGCTGATGATTTATACGGTCAAGGAACAATACAAAAAACAACTTACTAATGTATCTTATGAAATGCTCAAAAATAATCTCGATGATTTTATTATTTATTTTCAATTTAAATGCTTTTGCCGATTCTCAATGTGGTAACTTTAAAGTGCATTGGGCAAATGATGGTTTGGCAAGAATTAATGGTGCTAAGCCCGACACGCAAAAAATAACTTTTCTTAAGGAGGGTGGCGATTATAATAATATTAAATTTGAATGGGTGATGACTACGAATCAGCCTGGGGTATGGGTTGGGATAGAATTTATCGGCCTCAATGGAAAAGCTACTCTTAACGTTGAATGGATTCAAGTCGGTGTTAGCGAACCTCGGCAGTTTGCAACTTACAATTGTGTCACAGTTAAATAATCACAGGTTTTATTTTTATCTAAGATAACATCAAGGGCGGGCGTTTTCCTGTGAGCGGGATAAACGAAAACCGGCAGGCGACACGTCCGGCATCGAAAGCACAGCTTGCCAGCATCGCGGCTGACGGGGTGTATATGGTGCGGGGGATAAACTATAAGGGCGATACGCGGGGCCAGGAGTGGTATATGGACATGGTGTGCGAGGCACGCGGGGCTGATGATCTTGGTTCTGACGGATCTTATAAAAAAGGACTTTGAAACATGAGGGCTTTTATTTGTTTGTTTTTCGTTTTTTTGCATTTCAGGTCAATGCCAGTATATACACAATACAATGCGGTCATTATCAATTAGAGGTGATTCCCGGTGCATTAAATAAAGTAAATGGTGAGAGAGTGACTTATCAGCGAATAGAAATGTTGGGTCCTAATGAAACGGGAATGAAAGTTGACATGACCCTAATGCCCGCCAGTGACGGCAACAACTATGGCTTCGAGTACGTGCACCGTCCGGATAGTGAAGTGCGATTCCTGAACGTTCAGTTACTCCAGGCTAATATGGACATACCTCCTATTATTGCTTCATTCCCCTGCAGGAAACTATCTGACTAGCCGTTCGCCAGAAGCATTCATTCAAATTCACCCGCCAATCGGCGGTCTTTTTATTTATGGGGGTTATCAATGATACAAACCGATCAATCCTTCAGCGGTAGCCTGTCTGAAACTTTCAGGTCAGAGCTTAAGGCATTAAATCAGAATCTGCGCGTGGCATCGCCCGGCATTATCCAGGCTTTTGACCCTGAAACCGTCACCGCCATAGTGCAGCCTGCGGTCCGTTACATTCACAGTGGTGAGAATGGTAAACAGAGTACCCATTTTTACCCGCAACTGGTTGATGTGCCCGTCATCTTTCCTCGTGGCGGTGGCTGTACGTTGACGTTCCCGATCAAAGAGGGTGATGAATGTCTGGTTATATTTGCCGACCGCTGTATCGACTTCTGGTGGCAGAGTGGGGGTGTTCAGGAGCCAGCGGATGATCGCATGCACGATCTGTCCGACGCCTTTGCTATCGTTGGCCCACAGTCGCAGGTACAGAAGATCGGCGCTATCAGCACCAATGCTGTGGAGATACGCAGCGACGATGGCGAGACGCGGCTCAGCCTGAATCCTGAAAGCGGCACCATCAACGGAACGGCACCCGGCGGATTTAATCTGAACGGGCTGAAAATTCTTCCCGACGGGCGACTCCAGCTAGTTGATGGTTCAATAGTTGACCAACACAGCCACGGCGGCGTTGAAAGCGGTGGCAACAGCACCGCCCCGCTAGGAGGTTAAAATGCGCTACCGACGTGAAGACAGTAATGGTGACTATACCTTCGGCAGCGGCGACGAGGCCTGGCTAAGCAACTCACCGGAAGCGGTGGCACAGGCTGTACTGACCCGTTTTAATCTCTGGTATGGGGAGTGGTTTCTCGACACGACGGTGGGCACACCCTGGATCCAGTCGGTGCTTGGCAGGCAGAAACCGGAGATTTACGACCTGGCGATCCGCCAGCGTATCCTTGAGACGCAAGGCGTAAACACCATCCGATCATTTAATACTACGGTGAATACAACAACGCGTCGTGTTCACTTTTTTGCTGAAATCGACACTTTCTATGGACCTATAACGCTCACTTCGGAGGCCTGATGTCTTTGAATCTCGACACGCTCGGCTTATCGGCAACGGTAACCGCTGAGGGGATCGGTGCGCCTGACTACCAGACGATCCTCAGTACGCTGACCGGCTACTTCCAGCAGATTTACGGCAGTGATGCTTATCTGGAACCCGACAGTAAAGATGGACAGATGGTGGCACTAATGGCGCTGGCAATTCATGATGCCAATAATGCGGCTATCGCCGTCTACAACTGCTATTCGCCTGCCACGGCCTACGGCGCGGCGCTGTCCAGCACGGTAAAAATCAACGGCATTTCCCGTAAAGGTGCGACCCGCTCTACTGCCGATCTGGTACTGTACGGGACAGCCGGAACGGTTATCACTAACGGCTCGGCGAAGGACAACAATAATATTGTATGGAGCCTTCCTTCCAGCGTGGTTATCGGTCTCGATGGCACCGTGACCATAACGGCAACCTGCTCAAGCAGCGGTGCGGTTGCTGCTCTTGCCGGAACAATAACCGGGATCAACACGCCAACCCGCGGTTGGTCTTCCGTCACGAATCCGGCTGCGGCAACCGTTGGCACCGCAGCAGAAACCGACGCGGAGCTTCGCATCCGACAGAGCCAGAGCGTCGGATTGCCCTCGCTGACGCCGTTCCAGGCGGTTGACGGTGCGATAGCCAATATCACTGGCGTAATGCGACATAAGCTATATGAAAATGACACGGGTGTCGCTGACAGCAACGGCCTACCACCGCACTCCATCTGCGGGGTAATCGACGGTGGTGATGTATCCACTGTTGCCATCGTGCTGCAGGGTAAAAAAGGGCTGGGGGTCAGTACTTACGGCTCGACGGCGGTCACCGTGTCGGACCTGTACGGTAATCCACACCTTATCAGCTTCTCCCGCCCCATCGATGTGCCGGTTTTCGCCTCCGTTACCTTACAGGCTTTTACCGGCTACACATCACAAATTGGCGAACAGATAAAAGAGGCTATTGCGGATTATGTGAATGGCCTGGCAATCGGTGACGATGTCCTGCTAAGCCGACTCTATTCGCCAGCTAATCTTGGGGTAGTCAGTGGGGGAAGCGCCCGGTATTACGACATCATTGCGCTGGTGATCGGGACATCGGCAGATAGCATGGCGGCAGCCAATATTACCCTTGCCTACGACGCGGCTGCGATCTGTTCGGTAGATAATATTCAGATTACGGTGGCTGCATGAGTAAATACACGGAGCTAATCACTAACTACCATGCCACGAAGCCGCTATTTTTCGAACACATCAATCTCTCAACCCGTCCGTTTATCAATATTTCCACCGCGCTAAAGGCCATGCCCGAGGATTTTGATATCGACACGGCAGTGGGCACCCAGCTCGACCAGATCGGCGAGTGGGTGGGACGTACCCGTTACGTTCGCGAACCTATCAGCGGCATCTACTTTTCATGGGATAACGACGCGCTGGGATATGATCAGGGCGTTTGGCAGGGACCATACGATCCTGACAGCGGCTTTACGGTACTGAGTGACGAGACCTATCGCATCGTTCTTAAGGCAAAAATCGCAATTAATAACTGGAATGGACAGAACGACACGCTACCCGCCATTCTTGATGCCGCAACGGCAGGCTCGGGTCTGCGCATGCAGATCGTTGACAACCAGGATATGACGATATCGGTCTGGGTTTTTTATGAAAACGGCAGCGCAGGCGTATCGCTCGAACTGCTCGCCGCTATACGCCAGGGTTATCTGACGGTGAAGGCGGCTGGAGTCTGGTCTGGTGATGTATTAACCCCCTCTGAAGGTAGCCAGTTTTTTGGCTTTGATATCACAAATAACTGGATAGCCGGTTTTGACGATGGCGCATGGGAGAGCGTGCTTTAAGTAACCTTAAATCAGCGGATTATATCCAAATGGAGTAATAAGATGACAACGAACTGGATGCGCCATTTCGAACTGCAGCTCACGGACGATAAGGGTACGGGCATCACCCTGAGCGATTTCCGGGTGGTGTTCAGTATCGACTGCTTCAATATCAGCAGCCAGACCTCGGTGGGCACTTTCAAAATCTACAACCTCGCTGACGACACGGCGCAGAAGATAGCCGGCAAGGGGCTGACAAAAATCCGGGTGATTGCCGGGTACGACGGGCTGGCGGAGGAGGGCGGGAGCAACCACGGCCTGATTTACACCGGTGATATCCGCTACGCCTCGCTGGGCCGGGAGAGCGCGGTGGACACCTATGTGCTGATACAGGCGGGGGACACGGTCGTGGCATTTTCGGACGCGGTGACCGTGCGCACCCTGGCGGCAGGCTGCACCCTTGCGGAGATGAACCACGCCCTGATGCAGGACTTTGCCCCGTTCGGGGTGACGGAGGGGCGGACCCCGGCGATGCCGGCGAAAGTCTACCCGCGCGGACGGGTGCTGTTCGGCAAGACGCGGCTGCTGATGGATGAGGTGGCCCGGCAGTGCAATGCCAGCTGGATGTTCGTTGACGGGCAGCGGGTGATGCTGACGAAGGACGAGTACATGCATGACGCGGTGGTGCTGAACAGCCGGACCGGACTGGTGGGGACGCCGACGCAGACCCTCGGCAAGGGAATCAACGTGCGGTGTCTGATTACACCGAAAATCCGCACAAACGGCCTTATACACCTAAACCAGGCAGAGGTTATCATCAACCAGCAGAACCTCCCGGCTGAGGATGTGGCGAAGGGCAGCGGGTACTTACCTGTGAATGACAGCAACGGAAACCGGCAGGCGACACGTCCGGCATCGAAAACACAGCTTGCCAGCATCGCGACTGACGGCGTTTACATCGTGCGGGGGATTAACTACAGGGGCGATACGCGGGGCCAGGAATGGTATATGGATATGGTGTGCGAGGCACGCGGCTCAAGAGATGCTTTATCAGCGCCAGAACTAAATAGTGGTGGAGATAAATAATCAGTGAAATCAACATCATTACTTTTATTTATTATTTTATTTATAAAGTCGATTTCGACATCATTTGCAGCATTTCAATGTGGTAGCTACCTTCTGTCTGTTGATGAACGAGGTTATGCTTTTATCAATAAAGAGGAAACGACATCACAGAAAATAATATTTCTTAAAGATTATGGGGATTATGCCAATATGGCAATGGATATGGGCTTAATGCCTGCTAGCGATGGCAATAATTACGGCTTCGAATTCGTTAAGCGTAATGGCAAAGCTTTCTTAAACGTTCAGTTGCTTCAGGCCAATATGGATATACCCCCGATTATTGGCTCATTCCCATGTAAAAAAGTTCCCGACTAACGGGAGTGTTATCAACATTATTGCATTAATCCCCCCCGCCAATCAGCGGATTTTTTATCTCTACGTCTTTAAAGGTGAAACAAACGTACGCTTTTCTATAAGGAGGAACGACGCTAATGGCTATAAATGATTTTAAGCCCTTTGCCACGGGTGAAAACGCAAACGTGACCAACCAGGCCGACTGGGAAGCGCTGCCTGCACTGGGCAGCGGTTTTCAGTCCGGCACTGCATCCAGCGCACAGGTGAATAAGGCGCTGCGGCAGGCAACAGCAATGGGTTCAACCATGGGCCAGTTTATTGCTAACGCAGGCAGCGATGCCTTAGACAACGGCGATATTGCTACTTTGGTCGCGCAATTTACACAAGCATTGACTACCAGCCTTGGCCTGGGTACGGCGGCATATCTTGAAACTGTAACGTCAGCTACCGACTTCAGTGCAAATAGAGTGGTGACAACTGGATGGATGGGGTTAGGTGGGGGGTTAAGTATCGGCTCAGATTCTGAGGCCATATCTGGACAACAATTATTTGATCTGCTTAGGACAAACTATCCCGGCTCGTGCTTTATTCGTTGTAATTACCAATCCAGCGATAGCAGTTTTGCTACCGACTCGCCTGGCGTATGGTTCGTCGGGGGAGATACCTGCACATATATTCAATCTGATTATAGAAATGGCGTTGTACGTGTTTTATCTGGAAACATGTTGGGAACATTATTTGAAAATACACTTTACGGAACGGCTAATCCCCCTCCCTGTGTGCAAAATATTCAGTTAGGGGCCATGAGTGAGATGGACTCACCAGATGATGGCTCATCCCGGCAATTTTTTCCGCCCACGGGTTGCGTACTGACGGGATTGTGGATTGATGAATCACCTAGCGGGGCTGCTGATAATACGGTGGCAATCTATGCTAAGCCGATCCAGCAACTGCTCAACGGCACGTGGGTGACGATAAGCGGTTAATCAATAGGAGGTAAGCATGAAAAATATCAAAAACTTTACGCTCTATAAAAACCCTACGCATCAGTTAATCTCTCCCGGCACGTCAGAAAATATTCTTTTCTTAAAATCTGAAGATAATCTGGACTGGTATGAGAGCCAGGCTCTTTTTGCTGACGATACTATAAAAATTCAATACGATAGCAACGGAACTATTCGTGCCGTAGTGGATAAGCCCGTTCCGCAACGTGGTAATATTTACGCCGTATCTATGCTATGGCCTATCAATATGAGTGTGGCTGAGATCGCAGTAGAGGACTATCCGAAAAGCCTAACGCTTGATGGAACGTGGAAGTTTAACGGTACGTCTGTTTATCAAGATGCTGAGGTCATCGCGCAAAATTCCCGGCAAGCCAATGCGGCCCTACGCTATAAATATATGCTTGATGCAACGCTGGAGATTTCTGCGATCCAGAGTAGCAAGACGGTGGGTAACGCCCGCGAAAGCGATAGTAGCAACCTGCTTGCTCTTCAGCAGTACGTTGATCAACTGCGCGACGTTGACTTAAGTAATCCAGCCTGGCCGCCAGCGCCTGCATTGGCTAATTAA